CTATTGATATCAGAATTATATACAGCACTCGTGATGTTAGAACTCTGTGTGACCATCTCGGCAGCGAGGGCCTCTCCGTCATAATTATTGTTAGACAGGGATACGGTCGATCCACTTATGGAGAAGGTGTTGTTCCTCTCGTTGATCAGTAATTGACTCGCGTGAATCCGTGCTGAAATCACAGATATCTTCGTCACGTTGTAGATGGGATTCTTCAACTCTATCACATAGTCCGACGGATCCGGATAAGCCAAAGGATCTCTTTCGCTGCTATCTATGTCGAACGTGTATACGCTCATTAAAATATAGGGATAATATTTTAATGCGTAGTGTTACTCGCTTTTAAATTGACATGTATTTAGTACATCTGCTGAGCTATGGGGTTGTTCTGAAGCTGATTCTTCGCCACGTCAAGACTGGCGCTCGTCGCGTAGGGATTCTCGTGACCCTTGTACACGTTGTACTGATGAATAGAATCATTCTTGTATTGTTGAGTCCAGCCACCGTTCACGGGTCCGGTGCGTCCATCCACACGAGTGACATCCACTCTCGCGGCGGTGGGCATACCACCTTGGTTCAGAGCACCCGCTCGTACGTTCATACGACCAGCGTTACCCTGCCTGTTGGGCTTACCACGCCTTTCATCGGGTCTGAAACCGTAAGCCATGAGTTCTTCGACGGTGTGAGGTGTGCCGTAAGTGCGTTTCTCACCAATCTTCGAGGCGGGTGCATTCACGTATCCGTGGGCAAACGAATGAATATTGGGTGCCGGGAGATTGTTGTAGGCAAACTGTTCCATGTTTCCATCCTTCTTGTTGCGCGTGGGATCCTGTGCGAGGGTGCCAGCGGAAACGACGCGTTTAGCACCGGAGAAACCCAGTGCATCATCACGCTGACCAGTCACGGACCGGTTGGTGAGGCGCTTCGTCTGTTCATGCTCGCCACGGGGAATCACACCGGACATACCCTGCGCTCGGCCGAATTGTTCGGGACGACGGCCTGGTAAAAAGGCTGTTTTTTCGGGTCTATTATGAGCAACTTCACCGACGATACCACGGCGACCACCCTTAATATCCATGGCAGGACCACTTCTGCCTGGTAAAGTCGTGAGGCGGTACGCACCTACATTTTCGGGGTTGACACGGAACAACTGTTGATACCCACCAAAAGCTGGGACATTCTGACCCACACCTAAACCCGGACCAACTAACTGCTTTTCAACGGGTGAAATATTGTTCATCCTCCCAGCGTCGTACATGCGATTACGCATGCTCAAAATTTCACTTCCATTAGACCTGCTCTGAGGGGCGACGACACCGAAATTCGCCACTTCCATCTTCCTGTCGGGCATCCGAAGCATGGATTCATCCACCACCTGTGAAGGAGGAGGTTCCAACTTGACCTCCTGTTGCGTCTCGTATAACTCTTTCTTCACTGGTTTAGGTTCGCTTAATTTTTTTCCTAAATATGCGAGACCGGCTATAGCTACTATAGATAAAGGATCCGCCATTCTTATTTCTAATTAATATTTTTTATTGAGATATATTTGTTGAAACTGCGCGTTTTGAAGTTCAGCACGGGTACTCGCTGGTTCGTAAGACAGTGTACGTGGCGGAAGCATGCACCCAACATCTTGAAGTGGGAAAAAATTCTTCTCGTACGTCTTTGTGACAATCTTATTAAACTGACTCGTACTCTGGGGACGAAGTTGATCGCTCGTCTCTATGAACTGTGCTGGAGCACCCTTACCAGCCATGAAGGGGGCGGTGCCGTAGAGCATCGTGTTTGGACGACTGGAACCGTAGTTGAGTGTACTGGGCTGCGGATACACGAAAACTTCTTCGGTGGCACACACCGGGGGATGCGCCGGATTCTGAACAATTTTCATTCCTGGTTGAAGCTGATACGCCATTTACTATTGACTAAGAAATTGTTCCACCGAACAAACCACTTCTTTTGTCTCCGTTGGGATCGAGACCCGCGAAAGCTTCTAACTGCGCACCACGGGCGTTGGGGTCACACATACGAGGATCGGTTCTACACGTGGGTGCATTCTTCGCACCGTACAGCCATTCAGCAAAGGCAGTCTGATCTCCTGGTATTCCGGTGACGGGCATGGAGACGAACTGCCGAGAATATCCATTGCGCTGATGTTCGGGGAGAGGTGACCGGGAACGCGTAGGGCCGTAGGGGATGCGGTCACTCAACATTTTATTCACTTTGTCATCCACCGAAGAATAATCACAGGCAGTGGGTCTGTCGGGACGATCAGCGTAATCCGTCATCAGCACGTTACCCATTGGATTATCGTACGTGGGTAGCTGACAAGGGGAGTTTGTATCCGTGAACCTCTCTTGCATCACAGTAGGTCTCACGCGTTCATTTTTGATCATGTTAGATTTTTCCATTACATAAAGAACACCAAGACCAGTCACACCTAAAACAAACACGCGAATATCACGTCTGATTAAATACAAAATACAAGTCGCATACACTATAAATCTCGCCGTGGCGTTAATTCGTTCTTCTGCTGAATGTTCATTCGTCGGCCAAAATTTCATAATCTCATCTGAACGAATCAATTGTTTAGGGTCTTCAAACACAGAAACCATTTATATTATATAGACTTTTATTTTTTCATCATGCCACCAAGCATACTCTGCATCGACTTCATGAGCTGATTCTCGTCGAGACTCTCACCACTATCCTTCATATTCTCAGCACACTGCTTCGCCACATTCTCAATCATAGAAAGTGTCTCCGCTGGGATGGATGTAATGGTAGTACCCAGCATGTACAGGGTCTGTAGGTACTGCCAAATGGCATCCTTCGTTCCATCCGAAGCCTTCGGCCAGCATTCCTTGATGTTGATGGCTTGCATGAATTCAAGTTCCGAAGAATCTTCTAGGAATAGTGATTCGTCACGAGAGCTAATCTTATCCACATGAGGGGTGATGTTCGTCATGAACTTATTCACAATCTTCTTGGGATTCGTATCTCTGATGAGTTCGAAAGCTGCTATGTATTTCTTGAGTCCCTTCTCTTCTGGAAAAGTCTTGTGCAATTCCATAAGAAATTGACCCATCATGTCATTGAAAGCGGTGACGGAGGACATTTTTATATAATCACGAAGTAAATCTTTAAGTTATGTTTAAAAGGGGTCGGTTGAAATCTGCTCACGTTTACCTATACCATTTGAAACTATAAAATACACTAAAATAGCAACGAGTGCCGCTGGTTTTGCATAGGCACTCGTGGTGAGAGTACCTTCGTTATTGAGTTTTGCTTTGCCGTGAATATAAAGTGCGGTAATCACACCCGCCACTACGGCAGCCCAAGATGGATCGCGAAGTTGTTCCATTTGTAATACTCATAGGTTTTTTTAAAGCGGTCTTCTCTGCCGAGTGTCCGCAGCATCTGCGAAGAGATCCTCTGGTTCTGGCTCCGGAATCGGCTCTTCGGTGGGTTCTGGTTCAGGGATGGACTCCTGGGAAGGTGTACCTTCAGTGTGTATGGTTTTGAATTCGTTTTCGAGGGATGGTGTTTCACCTGTGAGAGGCTCAGGTTCCTGTTCGGGCTTTGGCTCAGGTTCCTGTTCTGGCTCTGGCTCTGGCTCTGGCTCTGGCTGATCGAACTCTTCCACGTTATCCTCTTCCAAATTCGCATCTTGGGGTTCGATCATATCATCCTGGGTTGTCATATACGTTTGTAATATATCCTGGACTGGGATGAGTTCCTTGACTGAGTTCTCTACACAGAGACAGAATCTATCGTAGAGTTTATCGTTTCTATCATGCTCGGTCTGGTTGTCACTGAAGACGTAAGGATTTTTATAAAGATCCTTGGCTGCATTTTTGTAACAGGTATGAATGAACACTTCATTCGTAGGAAGTTTCACTGACAGTTTTTTAGAATCCTTACTGAGCCTGACGGCCGAGAGAATCTTCACGGAGCTTACGAACACGGCAGCCACGAGATCCCTGTACCACGCGCATCTATTGGCTATGTTATCCGTGTTCTGTTTCGCCATGGTCTCACTCCACTCTGGAACATCTTTGAGCAACTGTTGAAACATCATGAGTACCTTTCTACCCTTGGAGAGTTTGGTAGCCTCCTGATACATCTCGTCGAACACATCTATCATGACGGGACACATGAGAATGCACAACTGTTCCAGGTATTCGCGTTTAGCCTCAACCAAAATGTTGAGATTATCCATTTATGTTAAACAGTAATTTTTTTATCAACCTTTTCCCGCGTATTGTCTGTATTTGTTAGCCGCTTTTTTAAGATTGACGAGGGTTGGAAAATCTTCGACAGATGCTTCCTCCTTAGACTCTGGCTTGGGCTTCTTCACTTTCCACGATATGTGTAACTCTGAATCTCCCATCAGAGTCACTATGAACCCCCCACGTTCCAATTGTCTCTTGATGTAAGCGGTCGCTTTGTACCTATCGAACATGGGGTAGCCCAAGAGGAACGATGGAACTTGGAATATCGCATGCTTCGAACCAAACTCTACGGACTGTCTAATCTTTCTAGAAGCCTGTTCGTACAGTTTGAGGTAGGTTTCTTTTTTCATCCTGTTCTTCTGTTCAGCTCGCCGTGATATCTCATCGACGCTTATCATTATTATTTACATCTACTTCTTTTTTATCAAATCCAACTCACTCTGCCTGAATTTTTGATAGTCCACGAATTCATGTCCCTCAATGTCACTAGAAAAGGGACTCTGATCGGTCGGTGGCATCACGTCGATGGGTTGTGTGCGAGCAGACATCACCGTGACGGTACCATCAGGGTTGACCACCACATCTGTTGTCACCGCGAATCCAAATGTAAAACCATGTTGTTTCATCAGCATGAACATGCATCTGTACAGCTCCTTTTTGTTTTCTTTATGAATGTATTTTTTGAGTGAAGTCGTCTCTATGACATAGGTACACAGACCCGTCTTTTCAGATACGTACCTATTGGTCGCCAACACGAGTTTTTGCATGAGATCATTATCCACACTCACGTCAGTCGCCTCTATGTATTCAGTCGTGTCGAACGAAGGGTCGTCTATGACCACCTGCTTCACGGGGTCTTTGTATCCAGCGTACCCGAACATCTCCTTTCTGCTGGAGAACACAAGCATCAGTACGATGAGGATGAGTAGTAATAGTATTTCCATTTACTATATATTATAAAAAAACTGTGTCATAACGGATTATTTTTTTTACAATCGTACATCAAAGATGTCACTTTTAATCTTTAGTCCCAAGTGTACTCATAGTGTAGACATAGTGAATTACATTCAAAAACATGCACAGTTGAGACAGATTGTACAGTTTCATAACGTGCATACTATGGGTATACCCCCTCAGTACAGGACGAAGATCACGAGGGTTCCCACCATGCTCACCAAGAATGGAAAGATTCTCGTCGGTAACGAAATAAAAAATTGGTTGGACTCTCTTCTTCCAGTAGAAGAGCTGGACGCTTGTGACTTTGGTAAGTGTACTATGACAACCCTGGAAGGTGAATCTAACGACCTCCTCTTCGGACTGGATGAGTATGGAAAATCCCTTCAACCCCCCATGACCCCTGAACTTCAAGCGAAAATAAGTCGAGATGTTACGGATGCGTATGGTGATATAAAGAAATAAACATATAATCAACGAGAATGAGATTAGTCACGGTTCAGGCTTCGGCTATAAAATCAACTTTTGAAGTTTTGAAGGATATTCTCAACGATGTCACCATCTATTTCAAACCCAGTGGTATGTATCTCGTCACCCTCGACACGGCGAGAACCTCTCTCATAGACATGTGTTTACCAGCCGAAAATTTTGAAGAATATTCATGTGATAATGACATAGATACGGGTGTAAACATCACGAATGTATACAAGTTATTGAAGACCATCACGAGCAATGATGTGTTGATCATATCCATAAATTGTAAAGAGTACATGAACATAGAAATTCATAGTGAACAGAAAAAGACCTGCACGAAGTTTGCACTCAAACTATTGGACATTAATGAAAACCAAATCGAAGTACCCAAGATGACCATGACCATGAATACACCCATACCTTCTGTCGACTTTCAGCGGATCTGCAGAGACATGGCGAATATCGGTGAAGATATAGAGATTGTGAGAAGTGGTCACAGTCTCACATTCACATGCAGAGGTGATTTTGCAGATCAGGAGACTGTCATCCAATGTACAGAAGAGAGTCCCACTATGTCGGGTATGTATTCCCTTCGGTACATGAATATTTTTACCAAAGCTACGAGCATGTGTGCGACAGTACAAATTATGCAGGAAGAACAGAACAGGTTTCTCATATTAAAATATAACGTGGCAAATCTAGGGGAACTGAAATTCTATTTGGCGACTAAGGTACGCGAAGATCAGTGATGTATCCATCTACCGTGCTCACCACCTTTTCCTTTCCAAAGATGTTACGAATTAAAATCTTCGGGAACATCTCTTTGAGCGTCTCTTCGTCGTAGTATAGCATGTCTGCAATTTTTATTTTTTCACCCTCGTAAAAATCACCCCGTGGTCCCGCGTACCTTTTTATTTTTCCGAGAAGATCCTTCACGGGTGTACCCTCTGCGTTCAACAACTTTGCACTCAATAGCGGTATGTTGAAACGCATGCTCTTATTCGTACGAGGAGGCCATTTGTATTCGCGATCGTACGTCAAGTATTTATACACATGGTTGTTGTACCAATACTTTACCCTGAAGAGCATCTTGGTCACGACATCGGGGGGTGGAGGCACCTTTTCATCTGCAGTCAATGATACTATATACGCATCCGTTTCACCATCCCATTCGTTTGACTGTTCTTCCCAAAACGTTTCATCATCCGTGATATAATCTTCTCCATGTTCCACCCAATATTCAAGTTCCCGGGAGATGATAGTGTAATCATGTTTTTTAAGTATATTTTTGAAAAAACAAATGATGTTAATTAAAAATTTGTGAAGAACATTCATTATCTAGGTATGGAAGGTAATTTTTTAAGCAGGTATAATAGTAGAATAAATGAATGGATTGTTAAAATTGATAATGACCCTAACAACAAATCTTTGTACGAATCCGAAATGTCTGAATACATTATGCAATGCATGCCTTATCTCAAACAATACACGGAAGAAGTAGACGTAGAAGTGAGCACTGATAATATCTTTAATTGTAAAGAGACTGTTGGTCTTCAAAGAAAAGATATATTCGTAGATTATCTCGTCGATGTGGAAAAGAAAAACATAGACAGACCCGTGGAGAAAAAGATAGACGCCTGTCCCACGTGTGTAGATAGTAACATCTTTCAGTTTAACGAAACCAGTGAACTCGTGTGTGACAGTTGTGGCATGGTAGTCGATGTCATATTGAGCGAAGAACTCACGTACAAGGAGGAACAGGAAACATCGGGAAAGGTTATCAACTATTCTTACAAGAGAGACAACCACTTCAATGAATGGCTGTCACAGTTCCAGGCACAGGAGATGACCAATATACCACCGGATGTCATAGAGAAATTGAGAAACGAATTCAAAAAGACTAAAATAAAAAGCGTGAATGAGATTACCCATGCGAAGGTCAGAGGCTTTCTCAAAAAGTTGAAACTCAATAAATATTATGAACACGTGCCGTACATCACTAATATTTTGAGTGGCATCAGAGCACCCAACATGCCTAGTGAACTCGAAGATCGGCTCAGGCTCATGTTCAAAGATATACAAAAACCATTCGATGATAACTGTCCCAGCGAGAGGAAAAACTTTTTGAGCTACTCATACGTACTTTACAAATTCTGCGAACTCCTCAGCGAAGATTCATATCTGCAATACTTTCCACTGTTGAAATCGAAGGAAAAATTGCATCAACAAGATATCATATGGAAAAAGATTTGCCACGATCTAAAGTGGGAGTTCATACCCACAATCTAACAGGTCGATCTCCTTTTCAAAACTATGTGAATGGAGAATGGTTCTCAAATGTTCTGAAAAGGATGGATACATCTTGGGTATGTCTCCCCATAAACGTTCACTGGACATGAAAGCTTCAACCTGACCATCTCGTATGAGAGGTTCTAAAAGTAACCAGTTGGGTTCACTGTATGCAATCTTACCACATCCCTTCGCAAACTTTCTGGCGTAAATGTACCACGCCGCTATACTCTTGTATAAGTTCACGGGGGTGATACCCTTCTCTAAACACTTTTTCAATGAAGGTACCAAGAATGTATGAAACTTTGTGAAACCATCCATACATATCCGATCTAATTCATCCCTGTTCACCGATGATGACAATCGCTCCTCTATCTTTTCCGCATACTCGTGTATGTCGAACGGAATATCTAAATCTATAGATGGAATTATCTCATCCACCTGAAGCTTTTTAAAATGTGATTTAAACTTTTCATCGTTCATCACCTCATCGAAAGTTTTGTAACCGGAAAGTACACCCATATACGCCAGTGAGGTATGTCCACCATTTAAAATGCGAATTTTCGTCTCTTCCCACGGTTCTATATTCTTTGTTATGGTGGCACCAACGAGTGACAGGTCCGGAAAAGGTCCAGCGAACGCATCTTCAATAACCCACTGCGTGTACTCCTCAGTCTGAATCGCACCATCACCAAAACCGGGAAAAAGACTATCCACACACTGTTTAAATACCTGTGTTGGACGTGGTGTTATTCTATCCACCATACACGATGGGAATTTCACGTGATTCTTCACCCAATCCGCGAGTTCATGTTGATTCGTCTGATATAGATACGCGAGAAACTGTGTCTCGAGTACGATGCCATTCTGTCGGATATTGTCACAGCATAGAATGGTGATGGGGTCACCCCTGTTCCTCAATCCGCACGCAAGATACTCAAACAGGGGTGACCCCGGGGCATATCCACTCTCCGTGACTGTCACGGTGACCAAATGTACACTCGGGAGAGTCAACATGTGCTTAGCCACGGTTCTGTTTTTCGTCCAGTCTATGTAATCAAGATGCGAACGAACCATTCTATAAGAGCTTGGTGTCTTCAAGACATAATCATCAATCTCTCGAAACCCTTCGTTTCTCAGATTCACAGCCACTATACCCCATCTGAGATCTCCCGTCTTTTCCATGTAATCATCTACGTAGACCGCCTGGTGCGCCCGGTGAAAAGCACCGTAGCCTATGTGTATTATACCAGTTTGACAGTCTGACTTGTCGTATGTAGTCTTGTACATACCTTTGTTTACACAATAAAATCTTCTCGTTTCACGTGCACCACCTCTGGCTCCGCATTCATGCACGGAGGGAAATTCACGAGATACGCCTCTTCCAGATTTAAAAGTTTTAAATAGTTGCGAGCCTGCGAAACCATCGACTCGTTCATAGTCTTGACTGATTTGAGTTCCAAAACAATCCTACGATCTATGATTATATCAGCCCTCAAATTACCTATGGTATGCCCCTTGAATACGATGGGTACGATGCGTTCCGTCTCGTAGGACACACCGTTTTCACGAAGAATAACCTCCATGGCGTTGTGATACACCCGCTCACTATACCCTGGCCCGAGTGCGTTATAAACTTCCTTCACGTATTCATGAATCATAGTATTCAAAGGGTGTTTTCTTTTAAGTAAAAGTATTTAAAGAAATTTCACATTACATATGTAGGATCCTATAGCTCAGTAGGTTAGAGCATGGTGCTTATACAATGGTATACATAAAGGTGGTCAAACATCTAAAAGCAACGCCAGGGTCGCGGGTTCGATCCCCGTTAGGATCACTCATTTCTATGTTGGAATCTTCCTTCAACATAAAAATTGTTCAAACGTCATCAAGTCTCCATCCATAATAACCTTTTCATATTTTTTTTCATTTTCTGTCAAATTTTTAGGAACAATACAGGATTCAACATATACGTCACACAGGGGCATGTCAATACTATCAAAATATACAAGTAATTTTTTCAACTCATCGTCGGGTAGGGTATCGATGGCTTCATGAAATTTTTCTTCTGAAAACCAATGACGCTTCACACGGATAGCAGATTTTTCATATGAGAGAAGATTCTTTTTTATGAAAATTTCTTCATCACATTCTGGGTTAATATAAATCTCATCAGCTTTGTATGTCAGTGCCATATACACATGGATACCAGGTGAAACTTTTTTTATAAATTCTTTCTTTTCTTTTGGAATACTCATTTTATTTTTTAGGTGTGTATTTTTTAACCGTGTAAATATTCATTGATGATTCTGATGATGCTTCGACCGATCCCCTTTAGATGTTGAATGTCTTCGCCACAAGATAATTTGAAGGTGAGATCGTCGATTACATCTGCAGCCTTTCGAAAGGCCCTGCTCTTGTGAATATCCTGTTCGGATAAGGCGCGCGCTCGAAAATGATCCACCAGCCCCTCATTCAGGTTTTTGGGTACAATGGTTTCAGTGGATGTCACAGACTCTGAATCATCGTGGGACATCTCTTCGATAGTCGCCTTCAACTGTGCATTCTCTTCGCGAAGCGCCTGGTTTTCGCGCTCGAGCTTGATGATAAACGTTTTGATGGTGTAAGCGTTCATATTTGCTTTTGTATATTCTTCGTGTATCTTCTTTACTTAGGTTTTGTTTGTGTAACCATAGTTAACCTAAGTGAAGAAACGGAACGATGTTTTCAACAAATAAAAATGGGCTGCTGTCCTCAATCCAAATTCGTGTACGACGCACAGACCGTCAGGGATCTCTTTCCCGTGATCAACTCCGAGGCGACACTTCGAAAGTACCTCGAGTACGTGAGAAACAACAATCATTATGATCTCATTAAAAATACATTCTTGAAAGAAGGTCTACTCGACGAAAATGACATGCTAACCACCACAGGTTCTAATGTATTCGCCAACTATGCTTCGGGTGCGTGGAAAAATCCCGTCAACCAGAATACACTCGGTGGATACAAGGAAAAATTCATGGTGTGTCACAATCTTCCCATAAACGATGAAAA